GAAAATTTTATTAAAAATATTTTAGATAGTTTTACTAGCCAAGATTTAAAACCACTTTCAGATATTGAGTCATATATTAAAACTGTTTCTGACTATAAAGGAGAAGTTTATTCTTATGTTTCACCAAAATCATGGTTTAATGAGTATATGGATACTAAAAACCCATACATATTAGATGATAATTTCAAAACTAAAATTTATACGTTTAAATCAGAAATCGATAAACAAACACAAGAAACCGCAATATCGAAATTAAAGGCTATTATAAAAAAATACAACGACTTATTAAAAATTAACGATACCTTAGGAGAGAACGGTAAGTATACTATTAACGGACAAGAAAAAAAATCTTCAATACCTGTCGATATTAGTTATGAAAATGATTTTATTTATACTGTAGGTAATATAAATGAAATTGATTTTAGAGAAACTTTTAAGTTTTTAAGTGGTAACACTAAAGCAACAGATATTGAATCATTAAAAAATGAATTTAAAAAACGAGACTTTTTTGGTACATCAATAGTTAAGGGTCCTGATGGACAAGAAAATACCAAAATTAATTTTTTTAGATTTGATATTAACAATGTTGAAAATAACAATAAAGTAAGAAATTATAATAATTCCACATTTTTAGGCAAAATTGATTACTTATTAAAAGAAGTTGAAAAAAGAAAACAACAAATACAAGACGATTTAACTAAAGCCCTCACGGATATTTTACAATCTTCGAATAATGATATAGGGTTTGTTCCTAATATTAGAAACGTTTTAGCGGTGTTCTTCGCAAGTGCAGAAGCCTTTCTAAGATTATTAGATGATGTTCATAGAGAAGCTTGGAATCAAAGAGAAAATCCTGTAAGAAAATCATCAATTTTTGATAAAGAAGTTGCGGAAGCATCTGTGGATAATATAAACTCAGGATTTGATAAAAATACACCAGTATATCCATGGCCTCAATTTTTAGTTAGAACCAATGGAGAAAATGGACAAGAAATCTTTGAATTAAAATATCCTGCAGATAATGATGTAATTGGTAGAACCCAAGCATTTCAATTTGACATATGGCCTGAAGTAGAATTCGTAGAAGAATTTATTAAGGCTTATACTGAAAGGGAAAATAGACCAATTGCCCCCACAACTAAAGATAATGATTTAAAACAAACTAATAGATTTTCTCTAAACGCTATAGAGTTCCCAATAAACAATGTTGTCTTCTTCAACAAAGAAGAAGTTAAATTTCTTTTTGAAATTTATGAAAGAATATTATTAGTTTCTAATTATTCTAAATTATCTAGATTTAATAATAGTATTAGTGATTCTGATAAAATCACAAATATAATTGCTAACGGAGAAAAATATAATATTTTAAATTCACTAGGTGACGGTAATCCATTTATAACTAAAACTTTAAAAGAATACGGATTTAATTCCGCTAATTATTTAACAGCTTTAAGACATTTTTCAAATGATGGAACAGGTCAAAGTTGGCAAAATTATCTAAAAGGTATTTTTAATTCATCGTATTTAAAAAACATAGTTGAGAATTCCCAATTTGAATTTATTGATTCTACGATATTAAGTAATCCGATTAGTCAACCTGAAGATTCACCAAATAATGTTTCTGAGATTGATGAAGTAATATCAAATTCTAGTAAATCTAATAATTTTGATTTTACGGATTTGTATCCATATATAAATGATAATTGGTGTAAAACCGAATTGGCGGACGGTACTACTGTTTTAGATGCGTTAAATGCATTTACAACAGACAAAGTGTTAAGATATAACGATACACAAAAAACAATTACTAATTTTGACTCTAACACATCTAAAGACAAAATAAGACCATTTACTAATTTTAATTTTAAAAAATCTGAGATACCAACAATTAATAATAATATTAGTTATTTAAATTTATCTAATTTAAAAGATTTCTACAATAATAGGATAGTTAAAAGACAGTTAGTAACCGAAGGTAATGTTGAATATTTAAATTATTCGGGTAATGTGACAAGTCAACAAACTACCTCAATATTTAACACGCCATTTTTTATTAATTCAATAATAGATGGTGTTGAAAAATTTAGAAATTCTGACCTACATCCATACGTTACACCTGCTTATTTATTTATTAATAGTTTACCACTATCAACGTTACGTGAAAAATATATTGATTATAATGGTGACGATGTAAATATGTCATTCACTGATTTAAATTATATTTTTGCAACTATAAAAAAATTTGGTGCAATACATAAAGTCCCTTATTCTTGGGTTTTAAAATATGGTTCTATATGGCATAGATATAAAGTTTGGACTGAAACAGGTAACGATATTTTAAATAATTCTTGGTCTGATTTTGATTACACTAATAACTTTGACCCTATAACCCAAGATATTAGTAAAGTTTACCCAATAATATTCAGCGGAACACCAATTGATATAACATTACAAAAAAATACAGTTATAGGAACTGAAACATCAACATTAATTAACACAGGATTTTACCCAAAGTTAATTAATAACTTCAATGTTTTTTATCAAGGATTTATGATTTTTTCAGGATATACTGATTCAGAAATACAGTCAGGTATCGATAGTGGTGTAAATATTAGATATGTGGATGACTCTTTCATTGATTTTGCCGAAGGATTTGACCCAAATAACCCCCAAAGAGATTTAAGAGTAATTCCTTGGTCAATTGATGTGGCATCAACTGATGGTTTAAATACATTTTTATTCCCATCACACGGTGGAACAGTGAATCAAACTAAAGATGAATGTTTTAAGGATAATAAACTTATTAAAGAAGTTAACGATAATAAGGAAATGTATAATGGTTCTGTTAGGTTATTTTGGGCAGCACCACAATATGGGTATTTTGATACTACAAAAATAACAAAACCAACACCCGAAGAATATCTTAAAAAGATTATTTCTAACTCTAAAGAACAAAATAATTTTACAATCAATGGTACTTCAGGTTATACAAATATTAGTGAAATGTTCTCAGTATTTGAAAAAGATACCTTAGATTTATTTGAAAAAGAGTTTTTAAATTTCTCAAAATCTAAATACGACTTTGTTGAAAGTGGTATTATACCAAACACAACAATGACGCAGACTTTAGAAGAAGAGACACAATCGAATATACAGATTTACGAAGGAAATACTAGTTCAATATATAGAAACTTTCATCTTATGATGATTGAAATGATGAAGGTACCTAAATCCAATTTAACAATTGGAGAAGACATAATATTAGAATACCAAAAAATTCAAACTGAAACTATAAGTAATATAATAGAAAAATTTATAAACTTAGATATTGTTTTTAAAAACGGTAACCCCTCTAATTACGACAGAAGAGTATTTGGTTCTTTTACATCTTTAAAAATTGAAAACCCAATTACATGGAGTAGTTATAAAAGTGTAACACCCAATTCTGTACCTAGTAGTGTTAGTACGATAACATTAAGCCAATCTCAATTAGATTATCCACAAGCATGGACCGCTTTAAAAACATATGTTGGGTTTTCAGATATACCTGAATTACAGTACACTAATAATGGTTCGTTTATAACTGATTTCTTTATTGATTTCGATGTCGCATTTACGGAGACAAATATTATTAATTTACACAAAGTAATTAAAATATATGCCAGTCAAAAACTAACACAATTCCAAAACACACCTACACCACCAAACTTACCAAATATATCTAACAATAATGGAACTGTATTAGAAACCGTTAATTATTCAAATGGGACTAAGATAATTGTATTTAAAGACAACGATAAAAAGTTTGCTGCGTTTATTGATGGTAATAACGAGGTTGAAAACACTGGACCAAAAGTTAATATTTTTGATAACCCGAGTAATGAATTAATAATACAAGATGTTTTATTAACAGTTTATGGTAATTTAATTAGCGTACCACCAGTAACAAGTAGAACAGTTGAACCAACACCACAATACCCATTACAACCAAATCCACAAGGAAAATGGTCACTATTTAAATTTACAGACTCAGTCGACGCATATGTTAGGTATGTCGAAAGTTTTCAAAATAAAATAATTGATAACTTATTTCAACAACTTAGAAAAGATTTAAAATCAGTAATAGTACAAGAAAATCAAATATTACAATCGTCTTTAGATGGTAAACAATCTAAGATTGATTTATGGGAAACTTTTAAAGTTTTAAATGATAAATGGATTGCTGGTAATGATTATAAAAATAAAACCTTATTTGAAGATGTGTTATTATTAGATAGGGCTAGTAGAAATATTGGTGAAAAAATATTAGTTGATATCTACAAATTAAGAAAAACAATAACTGAAATTAGTGTTACAGGTAGTTTTATAGGTGTTGTTCAGAAAATTTTGATGGATAACAATTTTGTTACCATGTATGTACCGGGTTATGTTAATTTCTATAACGTACAAACTGCAACAAAAACTCCTAAACCAAGACTAGATAGTATTTCGGATTTCGCAAACAATATGTTCGGAACATTTATGAATGTTGACTATAGAGAATCCTCAACAAAAATGGTTAATTTTTATGCGGGTAAACCTAGTGAATTTGTCGATATTAAAGATAATGCCGATTATTTAATGGACGATGACTCATTTTCTATAACTAGAGGGTCAAATAATCCTTTAGCGGAGACACAACTAAATAAAAATGACCACGATAAGTCAAATAAAGTTGCCGGATTTAATGTAGATATTGGACCACAAAACCAATCTATTTTCTATGGGTTTAATGTTAATCAAGATAATCACCAAAATACTGCTGAGGCTTTAGAGGTGATAAATCAAATGGCAAATCAAACAAATGGGAAACAAGCTCAAACTCAAAATATATCATTATATAATTTATACAAGAGTAGGTCTTATACCTGTAATTTAGTGATGTTAGGAAACGCTATGATTCAACCAACTATGTATTTTAATTTAAGACACGTACCAATGTTTCATGGTCCATACATGATATTAAAAGTAACTCATACAATAACTCCGGGTAATTTTGAAACGGTTGTATCGGGAGTTAGACAACCTATCGCTAGTTTACCTAAAATAGACGAGTACATTCAAAAACTTAAAACTAATTTATTAAATTCAGTATTGGAAGAAAGTAAACGTCAGAGAGAAGTTATTGACAAACAATTAAATAATGCTCAAAACGTAAAAAATCAAACTCAATTAACTAATAATAACGCAACAACCAACCCTACAAATACCTCATCGGCAAACCAATCATGTACAGCAAACACTGAATACAGTTCCTTTATTAATGAACAGGTAACCAATTCAAGTCTTACGACCAATGAAATGGCAAATAAAGTAAAAACAATTATTTCCTCAACCACAGGTTTAGATAGTAACCAACAAAATAATTTAAGTTTAATTGTATTTTCATCTATTTACATATCGTCTTGGAATGGTACAGGATTTCAGGCTAATAATAATAACTTTATAGGATTGAATATACAAAATAATTGGGGACCGAGTCCTTATTTCAACAATAAGTTCTTTTGTTCTTCAGACAATCAACCTTTCGCCTCGTTTAATAGCGTTGACAATAATATTACGTTTTTAGTTGAGAGATGGAAATTAAGAATGCAGTTCCCACAAACATCAGTTGTAAATGAAAAAGATATTGCAAAGTTTTGGATAATAAATTTTGACGCAAACTCAACAAACAGAGAAAGTGTTTATAATTCTTATCCTGCAAATGACTTATCAATACTTGAATCCAAAATTACTAATGCGATTAGTATCTATAAAACCGCAACAGGACAACTTATCCAATCCGCTCCACCTGTACCTCCACAATTATTGAGTATAACTAAAACGGTTGTTGGGGAATTAAAATTCATAATTACGGTTAATGATACTACAGGAAATAAATGGAATATGATTATTGCTGAATATAAAGTTGAATCACCAAGCGAATGTGTAGATAGTGAATACAATAATATTACAAACTTAATATCAAATGATAAACAATCATTATCAATATCTTTAGAAGACATCCAATCCGACTCGGATTGTGAAAACACCTCGGTTGGTTCTGTTAGATTTAGAATAACTTTAAATCCTGTGTTGTCTGATGGAATAACACTTGACCAAACCAGAAGTCAAAATTCTCAAGTTATTGTTGGTAATTTCTAAAAAAAAAGATATTTATTAAAAAAAAGTATTATGAATACAAAAGAAATATTAGATAGATACTTAGGTAAAAGTACTAGAATTACCGAAAAAGAATCAGGTAATGGATTTAAAGAAGTTTGTGACTTAGATACAGGAGAATGTTACACTTTAAGAATGAAAGATGGTCTTATTGAGAGAGTTGATAACACAATGCAACAAAATAAAAAAATCCAAGTTGAGACCACAACTGGTATTAAACAACTATTGAACGGTTAATACAATGAGAATTGACGAAAAAATTATAAACGAAATTAGACGACATAATGATATAAATCGTTATATTGTTGAACAGGAAGTTCCACCGCCAGCGCCTGAAGAACCGGCATTACCACCGGCACCTGGAGATGAACCGGCATTACCACCGGCACCTGGCGGGGAAACCCCACCAACACCCCCTGCTCCACCCGAGGCACCTCCAACACCACAACCTGTTGATGTTGAGAATGACCCTGATGTTGAAAAAGTTGGCGAAGAAAAGGGTGAAAAAAGAGAAGAACTTGAAATAACTGATTTAGTTAAATCTCAAAAAGAAGTATCTGAAAAACAAGAAGAATATTTTAATAACTTATTTAGTCATTTAGACGAATTAGAAAATAAATTGGCTAATATGGATGCTATTGTTGATAAACTAAATGATTTAGAAGCTAAGGTTGAAAAATATAGACCTAAAACTAATCAAGAAAAATTAGAATTAAGAACATTAGACTCAGGTCCATTTAATCAAAAACTATCTTCTTTTTTTGAAGATAAAATGGAAGATATTGAAAAAACCGGAAAAAATGAATATGTTTTAACATCAGACGATGTTGAATCTTATTCACCAAACGAAATTAAGAAAAGTTTTAGAGACTTTTCTGATGAAGACGAAGACAACCTACAAGATTTTAAAGAAGTCAAGTAATAAAAAAAGGACTTCGGTCCTTTTTTAATTTGACAACACTACGGCTGACACTTATTATTTAGTAAACTTTTAAATTTATATATTATGGCGACAAACAATTCTTTAGATGCTGTACTTGCACAGTATGAAAAAGCAAGTCAAGGTGGTTCATCTAACACCTCAAAAATGTCTCAAGATGAAAGAATGAAGAAATATTTCGCGGCTATCCTAAAGGATAACGAGAAACAAGGTCAAAAACGACTAAGAATCCTACCAACAAAAGACGGAAGCTCACCATTCAAAGAAGTATGGTATCATGAGGTTCAAATTGACGGTAAATGGAATAAAATCTATGACCCGGGTAAAAATGATAATGAACGCTCACCACTTACCGAGGTTTATGATGAGTTGATGGCGACAGGAAAAGAAAATGATAAAAAATTAGCGGCTAATTACAAACCACGTAAATTTTATATTGTTAAAGTTATTGATAGAGATAATGAACAAGATGGTGTTAAATTCTGGCGTTTTAAGCACAATTATAAAAACGAAGGTATCCTTGATAAAATTATTCCAATATGGAAAGCTAAGGGAGATATAACTGACCCAGATAAAGGTAGAGATATTATCTTGGAATTGGCTAAGGCTAAAACACCAAAAGGTGCTACCTACACAGTAATTCAAACTATTATGTACGATGACCCTACATCCGTTCATGAAGATAAGGATACTGCAGACAATTGGATTAATGATGAATTAACATGGGCTGACGTTTATTCTAAAAAACCTGTCGAGTATTTGGAAGCTATCGCTCGTGGAGAAACTCCTCGTTGGGATTCTGAATCAGGTAAATATGTTTATGGTAATTCAGATGAGGGAGAAATGTCTATGGGTGGAGGAAGTTACTCTGACCCACAGGCAGAATCTGAACCTGATGATGATATGCCGTTCTAATAAACTTTGATTTGGGCACTATCTAATACGTAGTGCCCAAGTTATTTTAAAAAATTATTTTATGAAAATAGCAGAAAGTATGTACAAAGCGCTCGTAAAAAAATACGAAGCGGAAATTGC